ACGTTCAGGTCAAACGCGTAAATGTTACCAAGTTCATGGTCGCCCACAACAATTTCGTTGCTAAACGACATTTGGCAGTTTGAACGGTGGCGGGTAAAGCTGCCATTGATGAACGCGGCCCGTTCGTGCCACAGTGATGTGGCAACGTCAAAAACCCATGTGCTGTTAGCCGATGGGAAAATTAAGACATAAAACGAATGGCCGTCTTGCTGGTAGGTGTAGGCAATAGCATCGCTCATGTTGGCGTATTGCTGAATTTGCCATTCAACTGCATGAGTAGAGATGCGCTGCGCAGTGTATCCGTTGGCGCGGTAAACAATACCTTTGCCACGGGCGTCAGCACCCAACCAAAAAATGCCATTGTCTAATTTGGCAACAGAAAAGGCGGCAATACAGCCTACTTCGTTAAATGCGCCTTGAACGGGGCTAAGTGGAAAATCAAGGCCGCCTGAGTTGTACCAAACTTCAACGGTGTTAGTGCCAAACAGCCAGGCTTCGCGGTGATCCACAAGAATCGACACCAAGCCGTCAGGAGAGCCTTCAGCGCTTGCAAATTCAAGCGGGTCGATGGATGTACCATCTAGCAAACTTGTGACCCATAAACGCTGGCTATTGGGTTCGTTAAACACAAAATAGCCGTCCAAATAACCCACAGTGACGGCGCCGGGAAAATCGGGATCGTCAATCTGTTTAAATTCAAGCGTCAAGCTGTTGTAAATAAAGCTAGGGCCATTGCAAGCAATGAACAGCTGCGTCCCGTTGTCCGACATGCTGACAGGGCCAGCAGATCCTGAAACCGTGCCAATGGCAGAAGCACCCCAAATTGAAGTAATTTTGTACAGCGTTTCACCAGAAACAGCGTACCCATACCCACCAAATTGCCACAGGCCGCGAATGGGGCCGTCGCCCATGTTAGCAAGAAGGCGCAATCCGGGGGCGCGGTTTAAAAACCCCGGCTCTTTACCGCCTTCGGGTATAGCCTCGGGAAACAAATTGACCATGCGGCTGTCTGCCGCATTGACGCTGCGGGCTACATACGATGACCCAAGGATCGGCGTTTTCATCAGTAGTTGCCAGCGTATATGTTAAAGCGTTGACGATTTGACACAATTGCGTACGGCATTGACATCACGTCATCTGGGTTGTTGATGCGCTTCAAATTGCGCTTACTTGTCATAGCGATGCGCTTTACTTGCTCACTTGGCTCAATGCCAAACTCAGGCGCAATTTCCATTGCCAAGTTGTAAGTAAACGCTCGCAAATAGCCTGGCGGAAACAACATTTGTGTTGCCAACGTAGCAGGTTGAGTTAGTTTTTCAACAGAAATAAAGTGCCATTCCAAGTCCCGCGTAGGTTGCGGGTATACCGTCATGGTGAAATTGGGGTATGTGTTATTAACAAAAATAACTTGCGGGTATGTAGACGTTACGGTTTTAACCGCAATGCCGTCATACTGTTGCTGATTGATAAACTTAATGCCAAAAGACACGTTTGTGCCTGGATCACGGTAATAAGTTGCATCGTCTAGCAACACTGGGCGCAGGCCCACAAAGTTGCCAGTTGGGCCAAGAGTGCGAGTAATCTCGCCCGCAGGCCAAGTAAACATTTGATCTTGTGTGGCAAACACCGAAAGTCGCTCGGTATTCCACGAATCAATCATTTGATCGAGCGCCGTCAAGGCGTCGTTTGACATATCTGCCGTAGGTGTTTCACCTTCAGCTAGTACACCTAGCAAACGCAATGCTCGGTTGATTTGATCGCCAGCGGTGTACGTTGCCATACTTAGACCTTTTCAATAATCACTTTTCTACGGCGCTTAACTTCCAGCACGTTTACAGGAGCCGCTTCAGGTTCAAAAGGCGTATCTAGATTGTAGCGTGCCCAGCCATTTTTTTCATCAGCAACAGCCTCAAGTTCCATTGTGGCCACTTTAGCGCCATGAATTGGATGTTTGAGATAAATGTTCATGGTAGAAAGGGGGTGATTAGCCCCCTTTTGGTTTAAGTTGCGCAGTGGATAATTGCAAAGTTAAGAACAACAGCTTCGGCCAACGCGCCGCCAGTGCTATTCCACAGTCCAATCACAACAGATCCAGCGGCCATACTGGACACGTAAGGCCAGTAAGCGCCGGCAGTGCCGCCACCAGACACGTTAACAATAACGACATCGTTTGCGCTGATAGCGCTGTTAGTCAGCGTAAAAGTTACCGATGCACCAGCGCCTAAAGAGGCGGCGTTCATGGTAATTTTGCCGGCTGATTTGTTCAAAGTTACGCCAGTACCTTTATTGGTTGCTTGCGTAACTGTGCCTTGTGCCGTAGGGGCGTAACCGATTTCCTCGGTTGCGTACACCGTACTGAATTCGGGATCCAGATAGGCGACGCCAGTAGCTTTTGTATTTGATGGCATGATGTTTCCTTTAAAAATGAGGGCCAAAGCCCCCACTTAAGTTTTTAAGCCACGCGATAGATTGAGTACGCTGCATCACCTGTTTTGCGGAAACGAAACGTGCCAGATGTGTTGCTGGTTTTAGTCAGCGAATCTTGCACCGTGTCGTTACCAACAAGGGTGTTACCCGTGCCAGCGGTAAAAACTACATCATTTGCTGCATTGTCACCAATATTGATAAATGAGCAGTCAAATGTTGAGCCAACTTTAAGGCTAGTAAATGCAGCGTCAAGCAATGCGCCTGTTGGGAACACATAGGCTCCCGCGTCTGTGCCGCCTGAGTCCATGGTACACACACCAGCAGCTAAATTTTCTGCGGTGATAGTAACAGCCGCGCCAGTTAACGCGACAGGTGCACTAGTGTTAGAAAAACTGATTTCGCCAAGATTGCCGTCACCAACTTGGTAACCGCTTGCGCCATTAGGTAAAGCCATGATAATTTCCTTAAAAAGATGTTAAGACGAAAGGGGCCAAAGCCCCGTTCAGATTAGCCCCACATGCGGCAAGCCATTTGTGGGCGGATTGTGCTGAAACCGTACAAAACGTCAATACGGCAAGGCATCCGGTCATTGTTAATATCGTACTGGCGAACCACACGCAAACTAATACCGTTGTGAACAGCGCGGGCAGCCATGTCAACACCTTGGGGCAACAACAAGTCAGCAGTTGCAAACGTGATGGCATCCTTGTGATAGATCAAGTTTTGAGCGTACTGAGTAGAAGCAGCGCCTACAAAGGTCACAGTACCGCCAGTTGCAGGCAACACGTCCACAGTAGCCAACGCATGTGCGGCGGAGTACATAGGAGCAACGGTCACAGTCCAAGTACCAGATGAGGCCGTAACGGTAGTCAAAGCCACAAATTGGAACAAAGAGCCTGTAGATTCACGAGTCTGTGGGTTAACAGCATTGCAACCGCTGACAGTGAACACGTCACCAGCATTGATTGTTGTGCTTACAGAACCTTGCTCCAACAGAATGGTCGATGAACCTTCGGCAGTCACGCCAGGGGTCTTAACCAGTGTAGAAGCGCTAGCGCTACGTGAGCCAGTTGTGTGTTGCTTGATAGACTGAGACATGTTGACTTCTTCAAAGCCCAACACGCCAGTGCCCATCATGCCGTTTTTAAACTGCTTGCTGATAGTGTCGGTAGGGTTAAACAAACCCTTCATGCCTTCAACCAAACCAGCGTTAGCGGCTGGGTTGACGGTGGCATAACGTGGAGACATGCTGGCAGCGTTTTCGTTCAACTTTTGTTGGGCTTGCAACAGCACCAAAGAAGTTGAAGGCGTAGTGCCAGGTGTACCAACGGTGTTACCAATGGTTTTGTACGCATTGGCAACGTCAGCGTCAATGCTAGAGGCCAACTGGCTGATACGTGGCTTTAGGACACGTTCTGCAAAGTCGTCCAACTGCATGGTCAATTCAGCAGATGTGAAGTTAACACCAATGTGCTTTTGGTTTGCCACAGTCAAAGTGGTGAACTGTTCGTTGTCGTCCTGAACTTGCAGGGCGGCGCCGTCAGTAACCAAAGCGCGGTCGGGCAAACGAATACGCAATGTAGAGCCAATTTTGGCACCTTCAACAGCAAAAGAATCGTCATACTGGCGGTTCACGTTGCGTGTCAAAACGAGGTTGTTTTCCAAGATCTCCAACGCTTTGCGTGTGATCATGTCAATCGTCAGAATACTATTAGACATTTAAAGTCCTTTCAAAAAAATTTAGCGAAGTCGCTGCGCTTCTGCTTTGCGAATCTGGCGATTGCGTTCGGCTTCGATCCATTCCGAGGTAGACATGGTTTTGATTGACCGAGGGTCAGTCGTATCATGGCTCGGGCTTCCCGAAGACCGCGCAGTCACCGGACTAATTGGCGTTGGCGCAGATGTTGTTTTCTTCACCGGAGGATTATCAGCCAATTTGACTTCAATCTTTCCGATTTCGCGTGCCTGCATCAAAGGCGGCAAACGGGCGATGCGATCAGCCTCTTTTGGGTTCGTCCCTAGCCAATAAGCTAGATCAGGCCCAATATCAGAATACTGAATTGTCTCCGCCATTACGTCTGTGATTCGCAGCTTGGGGTTGTACACAACGTCTTCAAAATCGTCGTATTTGTCCCGTGCTTTTTCTTCACGTTCGCTATAGGCTTCTACAATTACAGCTTGCTCTTTTTGACGATCCCGCTGAGCTAACAATTCTTCGGCTTTTTTAAATGCCAGTGCTTCCGCATAGGCATCAGGGCTTTCAAAATTGTCAATCGACGGAACTTCTTTTGGAGCAACTGGCACGGCTTGCCGTGCGGCTTGTTCACGTTCCCATTTGCGTTGTTCTCTTGCGAGGCGCTTGCCAATAGCAGCATCGAGTTCGTCTTGCGTAAATGTTTTTAACGCAGATTGATCGGGCTGGTTCTCAGCTACTTCCGGCGAAGGTACAGCAGTGTCAGGTGTGGCCGTCACACTTTGCGCTGGCGCGGAGTCAACTTCCGCTAGGTTTTGGACTTCTTCAGTCATTCTTTAACTCTTTAGAGTTCCCGGTGAACCTCACCGGTAAGGTTTAAAGCATTCGAGTAAGCACACGTTGACCAGCGGTAAGGCCAGTAGCAAACGTAATACTTGTTGTGCTGGTTTCAGTATAGTCTAGGTTGAACTCTTTGACTAGTCCATCAACAATTACCATTAAAAATCCACCAAGCCCGTATTCAGGCACGGTAAACACAGTTTGCGTTGCGGTTGCAACAGTGACTGGGTTTTGAGCGCTTTGAGCGCTGTTAATTCCGTTGGCAGTCCAAATCAAGTTGTCGCTTGAATCTTTAAGCGTCAATGAATATTGAGAAGGGCCAAACCACACGTTTGCTTCGCCCCGCGAATCCAAAATTACAGGGTTTGCGTTGGTAGAGTTTGCCGTGCTGTCGGTGTAGGTAGCCAAAGGCGTCGTGGTTCCGCTGGCATACGTAAACAGTTTGCCGCCGACAAGAGGTACTCCCGCCGCAGTAAAAAACTGCATTTTTGGTGAGGGGCTAAGTGTTGCGGTCATAGTTAAGGGGCCACAGGCCAGTCAATAGTCCAAGGAAAGCCAGTTTGCAATGTAATGTCACGCAAACTCTGACGATAAGTTGCCCAAGCTACTTTGTCAACTGGCGCGTCTGCAAGTTGTGTCCAGTCTGATGCTGACAACGCTCGGTTGCGGTTGTCACGCATAGCTTGCGTGTGTGCGGCGTCAACAGCTGCTTTGGACTCGTTGCCCATTTCAACCACGCTGTACTTGGTATACCACTTACCCTCAATCTGCTCAACGCCGTCGCGGTACGCGTGCTGATAGCGGGTTGCCTGCGCTTGCGGGCCTTCAAAAACCACATCGTATAGGCCATCTAGCGGCCCACTGGTGTTGGGGTACAGGTCGCGCAAATCTCTTTGCAACACAACCGCACCTGTTTCTTTGATTCTGATTTGCATAATGTGTTTACGCTATGGCCAAGAAAATGTACGTTCCGCCGTTGGCGTTGATGGCCGCAGGGGCGGTGCTTGTCAATTCAAAACCTGCGGCGTAAGCGTCAACGTAATCAGTTGATGTCACTTCGGCAGCATTGCTGTTAAACAGCAGGTATGGATCGTTGCCAGCTATGATGCCTCGGGCGGTATCCCAAACATACCAATCACCCGTTGAGTCTGTGCGCTTGATAAGCACAAATCTTGCGCCAGTAGTAAAGTTGCAGTTAATTTGCTGAGTTGTAGCTGTGCCAGTGTATGAGCCAACTTTGGACACGTCAAGGCAAGAGGCAAACAGGTAGGCTACGTAAGTTCCCGCGCTGGCATTTGTTGTGGTGCTTGTCCCAATGCTAAAAACAGAAGCTGTTGGCGTTGTGCTGTTCCAACGAGTTGCGCCCGTTGCTTTAGCCGCAGTTGTATTTAATACAACATATTCTGTGTTTGCAAGCGCAGAACAATACGTGTCCCAATCGGCGGTTGTATCTCTACGCTTGACAATTATTAACTCAGGCACTACGCCCAAGTTATGCGCTTGAGTTGTATTACTTCCCGTCCCCGTATAGCAAACCTCATCAAAGAAGCTAGGGGCACGGCGAAAAAAGTAGTTGATGTATGAATAGCCTGAGTCGTTGGTGTCGTAATTAAAAAACTGCCCAGTATCCAATCCGTTACCAATAATGCCGTTTTGCCGGTCAAAGAAATAACCAACAGCCCCAGGGCTGGGTTCACCGTTTGAGGAAATTGTGTACAGCGCTTTGTAGCTACGCAGTCGGTCAAAATCAACAAAACCGCCAACAGCGCCTGAACCTGATGACCCGCCCGCACCGCCAGACCTGTTCATGGTCAAGGTCATGTCGGTTACCATTGCGGTGGTGGGTGTGATTGTGGGTGCGCTGGTGTCGTCGCCTGTGCGCACGCGAGTACCAAACACACTTGTACCCACGGTAGGAATTTCCATTGGGCCACGGCGGATGGCAACGTAGATGTATGTAGAAGCGCTAGTGTTTACTTCGCTACTTGTAGATGTAATTTGAAAGCCTGTTGCTGATGGGCTACCATATTCAACAGATGATTCAGCATTTGCCAAATTTGCTTGCAGCGTTGCATCAGCTAAACCAACAGGCATACCGCGCATATTGTCAATAATTTGCCAATTGCCTGTGCCCGTAGTATTTTTAATCATTACCCATTGAGGTTCGTAGCCAAGCGTGACAACAGGGCCAGTAGCAGAACCATTACCTGTATAAGACCCACACGAAATCACATTTTCCGTGCCAATCTGGCCAAAACGGCCTGCGTTATGGGCAAATAAGTAAGCTACGTATGTACCGCCTGATGCGTTGACACTTGCGTCAGTGCCTACGCTAAACACCGTGCTTGTTGGAGTTGTGCTGTTCCAGCGTGTAGCCCCTGTTGCTACTGCGGCTGTGCTGTTTAAAACAAGGTATTGCGTATTGGCAAGGCTACGATGGTAAACCTGCCAATCAGCAGTTGTATCTGTGCGTTTGACAATAATGCAGCCAGGCACTGAATCAAGATTGTGGGCAATAGTTGTGTTTGAACCCGTCCCCGTATAAGTTACAACATCAAAAAACTTTGGCTGCTCTCGAAATGTCCATGAAACGTAGGTTGACCCAGAACCATTCCAATCGGAAACACTGCTGTTTGTGCCCCAAGAGAAACCCGTGGACTCAGTTTGCATAACATTGCTGGCGCTAAATTCTGCGTTGCTTGAGTTGCTTGAAATATACTTGGCAGACGAAAACGAAATGCCTCTTGCAGTATCAAAAAGCCAATTGGAATCAGCAGCGCTTCTGCGTTTTATCCAAACCATTCCACCATCACCCGCCAGATCAATCCCATTGGTAATGGTCTGTGTAGAGCCGTTGCCTGTATACAAATACGTGCTAAACACTTGTTCAATGTACGGGGTGCTTTGTTCTCCACTAGCAGCGGCAAATAGTGCAAGCATTAGCGCACCACTTTTCCGTAAATGGTTGTGCCTGCGTCGCGTGTCCACAACAACACCCAATCAGTGCCAGATGTTTGCAAAGTCACGCCGTTCAAAGCAAAAGTTGTTGTGGTAGCGCCAGTCGATGTAATCCAGTTGATTGAAGGCCAAGTAATTGTGGCTGCGCCAAGATTTACGCCTTCAATGAACAATTCACCCAAATTGCCGCTAGGGGGCCAGTTTGTTACGGTTAACGTAACTGTGCCTGTGGGCGCCCAGCGCTGAACTGAGCCGTTGGTGTAATCTAGCGCAGAAGTTG